TCAAATAACCAACTTAACCCATTCCTGACCTCGAGTATCGTTATAGCGATCGGTGGTTGCCTGGACTTTATGTCCTAGTAATGTTTTTGTATCGATACCCTGTGCACGGTACAGCCGTTCTGATAGAGAGCGTTGTTCATGAAATGTTGGCGGAGTTTTTCCTGCTGGTGGAATTATCCCAGCCAGATCCCGTGCTTTGGCAAAGTAGTCGCTCAGGTTGTCTTTACTCATCGGCTTCGGTTGTTTCTGGTGCCGACTATGGATTAGATATGGACTTAATATTCTGTCTCGGCACCCATCAATAACTTCTTTTAACGTTATCCCAATGGCATCACAGCGTAGTGTAAGCGGTAACGCCAGACGCATTCCGGTTTTTCCCTGGGTGATATGCAAGTGTTCGTTCCACACATCTGAAAAACGCATGTGGCAAATGTCATCACGGCGCTGACCAGTAACAATCGCAAGAAGCATTGCGTTACGGATAAAGTGTTTTTCAGGCGTTGCATTGTAAATTTTTTGCCAGTCTTCCATGGTGAGCCTGGCTCTGGTTACTTTAGGGATCGGTTTACGGGTAGCCTCCGGAGGATTCCATCCAGGAGGAACTTCCCCTGCATGCTGTGCTTCTTTATAAATATCAACCCATAATCCACGATTTACTCTCGCTGTGCTGACCATGTCTTTATCCAGCCACTCATCCAGTATTAATGCAAAGTCTCTTACTTCCAGTTCTTTCAATGGGTGGTTTCCCAGACGGGAAACCAGGTATGCAGCCATTCGAGTTTTTTCTTTGTGAGTTGTAGCTGCAATATCTCCATTTTTCAGTCGCGTGTCCTGTATTTTCAGATATCGATCAACCCATGCCTTTAATCTGATACCCCGACGTTTTGTTGCTGACGGACTTTCATCAATTTTGCGCATGAAATATTCAGCTTCTGCTGCAGCTATTCGCTGATTGGCTGTGGAAGCGATTTTTTCTGCCTTACCTTTGTCTGTTCCGAGTCCGTGAAATTTTCCAGTCACAGGATTTTTATACTGGTAGTAAACTCTGCCAGTTCTGCGATCAAACTTTTCGTAAAGACCGGCTACGTCAGTGCTGTTTTTTCGTGGCCTCGGTGACATGAGTTAAAATCTCCTTCAGTGCATCATCATCGCCAGTATGAATTTCCGGCGCAATTCCCGTTTCACCAGGCCCAACAAATACTGCTCGGCGATCTATCAGCCAACGCCCACGAATTTTTTGTGGCCTTGGAACGATGTATCCTAGTTTTCCGTATTTCACCAGGGTAGTGTTTGTTATTGGGAGACTGAACCGTTTTGGTTTCCACTCGTCGAGCGTTATCAGGTACTGTTCGCTCATGGCTATCACTCCGGAACGCGCCAGTTGCAGAATATCAACGACAACTGGCGACGGTTGAACATTAAAAATCAGCCTGACTCGGGATCAGTTTTTGCCAGATAACTGAAACGTATTTTGCCTGGTAACGGGCGTCATCAAGTGCATTATGGCGCTCACCTTCGAATGGAATAGCCGTTCTGGCATCGAAGTCTATGGCTTTCCCCAGCTCAACGATTGTGCGTACATCGCGATCGTTGTAGTAACGCCACGGGCAGGGGATCCCCTGCCGTTCGTATGAACGGCGCAAAATCGTGTTGTCGAAGTTGGCTCCATTTCCCCAGACCTGAACAAAAAATTCACCGGAGTTTTCGTCGATAAATTCCCGCAATTGTAACAGTGCATCATCTAACGGGATTTCATCGGTCATAATGGCAGATTGCGCTTCGCGTGATTGCTTAAGCCACCATTTAATGGTGTCCCGATCAATGACTCCGCCAGCAGTTTCCAGATCGATAGTCTTACTAAATTCCGGTCCCATATCTCCGGTTTGCGGATCGAAAAATATTGCACCTATTGAGATGATCGGGGCATCAGGATTTTTTCCCATGGTTTCAAGGTCGATCATTAGATGGTCACACGTCCTGCTGGTGGATGTGATAACGTGATGACCGTTCACCTTAATTAAGGGATCTGCCGTCTCGCCAGTTTCACTATCGCTGGCGTGGTCCTGAGCGCTGCCAGCATTCTCCTTGTGTGGATGTTCAGCGCCTTCCATTTTCTCCGAATCGTCTTCCTGAACTTCAACCTGGTTCTTGTCATCGAATGTTTCCTGGTATGTTGCGTCGCCCATCACCGCACCACATTCAGGGCAGTTGCCGCCACCGCTCTGACCGCAGGCGGTGCAGATCTTTTCCGGTTCCTGTTGCACTACTGGTTCAGGTTGTTTCGTTTCTGGCTCGTTTTGTTGCGTATTTGGGCTGTTTTGTTCCGCTTTCTGGTCGTTCTGTTCCGTTTCTTGCTGGTTCTGGTTCACAGAATCGCGGGTTTCAATCCCTTTCACCCATTTCGGATCATTCGGGTCGCTAATCCCTGCAACAAATTCTCCGCGAGAGGCAGCAAGCAACTTATCGGCGTCAGGCTGGCTGATATTGGCTGCCTGCATAATTTTGTTTACTTCTTCAGCGGTAACTTTTACCGGCTCTGGTTGTGCGGTCGTGTCAGATGCACCAGTATTTTGTTGTGAACCTGAGTATGTACCGTTTTTGCGGGCAAAATATTCTTCTTTCGTGATTTCAGTAGCCCCTGCAGTCAGCGCCTTATTCAGACCAGAAGGTTTGTTTGCACGACCATATTTTTCGCCATCCTTATCTGTGAAGAGGAAGTAGAACGGCCCCTCACGCTCTACAGATGGTTCGACTTCCACTTTGCATTCGGTTTTTTCGTTGTCCGGAATTGCCGTTTCCACTGCATCAGTTTCTGGTACTGGCGACGAGAGAGTATCAGTTGCGCTCTGATTTGTTCCTTCATCTTCAAACACGCCCTTTGTAGTCAGGTATTCAGTAATGTATTTGTTCAGTGCCACAGGGTCTTTGTGAATGTCGATCGGACGTTCACGGACAAGGCCAAAAATAGTCTGGCGGTCGTAGCGAAGGGCATCAGGCTGTTTGCGCATTGATGCCGAGATACGCTTCCAGTCTTCGCGGTCGTTGTCGATAACTTCATTTTTTGCCCAGCGATGGATGCTGCCGTCAATGTTTCCGGCATCCACATCACCAGGCCAGAGAGCGTAGGCCAGTTCATCATCCAGTGTTTTCCATGTCTGCTTGTATTCGCGACGAATGGCGGCAGTGACAGGGTGGATTTTTCCTGTTGAGTTTTCAGTGTTCTGCCGGTTGACTCTGGCGTAGGCGAGATCAACAACAGACGTGTATTTCCCGGTTTCTTTGCGTTCGGCTTCGCGACGTTTTTTCCAGGTGCTTAATTCTGTCTGGATCTCAGGCCATTTTGCACCCGGCTTACATTTATGTTTAACCCACCCGATGGCGAGCAGCTTTAGTTCTGAATACATGACGTTAACTTCAGGCATTTTCATCAATGCCTCAACGATATGCCCGTCGAATGTTGCCATGTCCTCCTGCAACAATTCCTGTGCACTAATCACCATATCAACGGTGATGTTTTCACATGTACCGAACTTAACCAGGACCGCGTTCTGTACTTCAAGGGACAGCTTGTCAAAATTGACGTTCATCGGATCGGATTCTGCTTCGACCGGGACAAAGGAAGCGCCTTCCTCATTCCAGCGGTTTTCCTGCATATATTCGGTATCCCAGGAGTCGATAGCAGGGCGGGGCATGCCGGGTTTATCCTCGCAGACAAGAAATTTATAAGCGCAGTCCTGAGCAGCCGGATATTGCTCCAGGAATTGCCAGGTAAATTTGGCACGGGCGCGGCGTTCGTCACCGGCTTCAATGGCAGTGGCTACAGCAACTGCACCTTCTTCCTTTATTGCCTGTTCGTCCGGAATGGCGGCGCAAATAAAGACTTTACTCATTTTGTTTTACCTCATTACAGATTTAAGGGTGAACAAATCCCTGCCATTGCTGGCATATAAAAATGAAACTGGATATTAATTACGGCGCTGTTTTTAATCCTGCCGGGATTTCGTTATTATCCATGCGAATAACTTTCTCGACCGGATAACAGTTACCAGGAATTTTCTGTTCTGCTGCGGCAGCCATACATTCTTTCATTGAACCATATATACCAGTAACCACATCAACAGGTTCGCCAGTATTAAGAAAAACAGTCAGAGTGAGGGCAACAGCAGTATTCATTGCCAGCGTCCTTTTTGCATCAGGCGTAAACGGGCCAGCATTGAAACAATGCATATTTTATTTAATAACTCCCGTTCGTGTTTTCTCTTGTTAATGGCATCTTCAGTAAATACAGGGTTACTGATAGTGACACCAATTTCAAAACAACCTTCAGACGTATTAACGTTTGGTAATAACGTTTCCATTATCGCGTCCTCAACAATGAATTTTGTGATGCGGTGCCTGGTGCCTCCAGGTGACGTTAACCAGTTAACAATTAACGCCGGATACAGAGAATCCACCCATAACACTGTTTTTGGTTTTAACTGTTCCGCGTGCGCTTAGCCGCATTCACCGCATCACAAAATTCACTTTAAAAAGGGCGGCAGAGCAGTCACGGAGTAAAACTGATACCGCCAAACGTCACCAGAAAATTGATAACAGAGGGCGTTGCAGCGGGGTTGTCACTTAAGCGTATGGTCAACCTGACAACCCGGTGTCCTCAACGGGGAAGGAATAACCCCGCCATACTTACCGCCGCGCCATTTCGCGGAGTGCCACAACCGGAAGCGCACGGTCGACGAAAATTTAACGACAGGCTATCTATGAACCAGCTACCTCGCCGTGCGCTTTCGCGTTATGGTCTGACTTTTCAGGGAAATATCCTTTCAGTAAACTGTCAATGCCGGATGCTCACCCGTGTCCGGCGCACGCACTCCACCTCACCCGTGGAGAACTCCTTAATTACTAACCTTAGCTTTGTTGATTAGCTACTAACGCGGGTATGTAATCATTCTGGCAATGCTTAATGCCGCTGCTTTTTCCAGATTGGTGATATCCTGCTCCAGAGCGGACAGATTTTCAGCCTGCTTAGCCCTGGCTTCATTGGCCCATTTCAAATCCTGCGCTGCATTAATTTTCTGGCGCATCCACTCATAAAGTTCATCATCGGTATAGTCTGGCGCGATGATGACGGGTTCTCGTTTCTGCATGTCGGCTCCTTGTGGTTAGCGTTGCCTGCTTTTAACCACGTCAGGCGAGGTGGTATCCTCTGAGGGGTCTGTTACTCGAGAGGAAATTGGTTATGAATACAATCAAGTTTTCTTGCCCAGAATGTGGTGGCGAAGTCTTTGACACATCCTTTAAACCGCAGGGCTCTGACAGTTTCGCGGGAGCCATCTGCAAAAATTGTGGTCACCTTGTAACTGAAGATGAGTCCTCGCAGTTTGATGACGAAATCGTTGACAATATCTTCGGTGCACTCACCAGAGACTTTCTGAAGTAAAGGCGCATACCGCTTAGTTACCGCTCTGATAATTCTTACCTGTCCGGCAATGGCGCTGATATCAATATAAAGCGCCATCGCTGTTTCTTTGCTGATCCCTGGACGCCTTCCATTCTGATGTTTGACTTCGCCCACTGAGAAATCCTCTGTTTCCCCTTAACGCCGGGGTAGCGGAACAAAAACCTGCTGCATAGTTATTAAAGTTGAACCCTGCCGTCATGTTCTTACGCCTCGGGCTGGCTACTTAACCCCTGACCACTGCCTGGTAACTCGAAGTATTGCCCTGCATTCTGTGGGGCGGGGTGGGTTGGTATGCTGTTAAGGTAACAAGAGTTACCCTTCGAGTCAATACGATGTTGTAAAAGGTACATTTGAGAGCGTGAAAAACCCGCAATGAATGCGGGTTCTGACTCAGTCTAAGTATTGATGTATTTGTGAAACTTTACCTTTAATGGTGTAACCACCATTCAGTTCGATGGGTTTGTAAAGCGGATTCAGTGACAACAGATAGATGTTTGGTCCGTCAATCGCAACTTTTTTTAGTGTTACGTTTGGCGTTCCTTCCAATTGGATTAAGATTATTTTTCCCACCAGTTCTCTAATGTTACTTGAGCATGGTGTGATCAGCACGGTAGATCCGTCGGGGATGGTTGGGAGACCGTTAGAGTTTGTCATCGCATCTCCCTCAACATGCAATAAAAAAGAGTTTTCAGCGGTTTTTGTCATGACATCAACCCAATTCTTAATGCCAGGAATCTCGGTTACTGGACAACTCATATCCCAATAACCAGCCTGTTCCCACGTTAAAACGGGCAACCGGGCGATGTTGTCACTAATGTAAGGATACTGATTCAGACGCAGATCATCGGTTTTATCGTGACCGTCCTTTCCATAAAGAATCCATTCAGGAGATTTGGAAAGCAATTTTGACAGTAGATGCAAATTCTCACCGTCAGGTTTTGAAGAGCCATTTTCCCATTTTGTTACGGATACACGAGATATGCCGATTGCTTTCGCAACCTGCTGTTGGGTTAATCCAACGTCTTTTCGACGATTCCGAATACGTTCGCTGATAGTGTTTTTCATGTAACCAATGTTACTACCAAGTGATGTTGCTATGGTTGACATTGCTATGTAACTATTGTTACCCTCCTGCTCGAAATAACAGGAGAGTTTTATGTTCAAAGATGATGTTCTGCGCTATTTCAAAAAAAAGCGACTAGTAGCTGAGGCTCTTGGAATTTCACATGTGGCTGTTGTGCGGTGGAAAGCAGTTATTCCCAAACTTCGCGCAATGGAACTGGATGAAATTACTAACGGTGAATTGAAATACAACCCAGAACTTTACAAGAAGCAGGATAGCACCTCGAACGAAGGAAAGAATGATTCATGAAAATCAAGCATGAACACATCCGCATGGCGATGAATGCCTGGGCGCATCCGGACGGCGAAAAAGTACCGGCTGCGAAAATTACCAAAGCGTATTTCGAGCTGGGAATGACGTTCCCGGAACTGTATGACGACAGCCATCCGGAAGCCCTGGCTCGCAATACCCAGAAAATTTTCCGCTGGGTAGAGAAAGACACCCCTGATGCAGTTGAAAAAATTCAGGCGTTGTTACCAGCGATCGAAAAGGCAATGCCACCTTTGCTGGTGGCCAGAATGCGCAGCCACAGTTCAGCTTATTTTCGGGAGCTGGTGGAGACGCGGGAGCGACTGGTGAGAGACGCTGATGATTTTGTCGCAGTGGCAATCGCCGGTTTCAATCAGATGAACCGTGGTGGCCCGGCAGGAAATGCTGTGGCAGTACATTGACTGACAATAGCCATATCGAATCGCTTCCGGCAACTCGTGAGTAAAAAGATTCGGTATCAGAAGAGGTGAGTATGGCTAACGCCTGGCTCAGATTATGGCATGACATGCCAAATGACCCTAAGTGGCGAACAATTGCCAGGGTGTCAGGGCAGCCAATTGCAACAGTGATGGCAGTGTATATCCACCTCCTGGTGAGCGCGTCACGAAATGTCACGCGAGGTCACATTGATGTCACGACAGAAGATTTGGCAAGTGCGCTCGACGTGACAGAAGAGGTAATTGATTCAATTTTGCAGACGATGCAGGGGCGGGTACTTGATGGTGATTTAATCACTGGATGGGAAAAACGCCAGGTGCTGAAAGAGGACAACGGCAATATTTCGCAAACCGCAAAATCTCCGGCAGAGCGCAAGAGGGCGCAGCGAGAGAGGGAAAGAAAGCGGGAACAAAATGGCGATTGTCACGGCGAGTCACGAAATGTCACGCACATGTCACGACGAGTCACGACAGATAAAGATACAGATAAAGATACAGATCAAGAAGATCAAAACACTATGGTCCATGGCGTAAAAAACGCCACGAACCAGGCAGGGGATGTTCAGACCGTCACTCCTGGCCAGCCCGCAGGCACGACACCGGAAGCCGATTCAGCGTATGCGCTGAAAGCCGATTCGGGCGCTGTGCAGCAGGTGATGACCGCAAGGCAGGAGCAATCACACCAACTTCAGCAGCCTGAAGCCGATTCCGCCATTCAGCGGGAAGCCGATCGGGTAGTCCCGGAAAACACCGGGCAGCCTGTGGGACGAGTGGATTATCCTGATGTGTTCGAACAGGTCTGGCGGGAATACCCGTTGCGTGCCGGGGCAAACCCGAAGAAATCCGCTTTCAGTGCCTGGAAAGCCAGATTACGCGAGGGGGTGCCACCAGAGGCCATGCTGGATGGCGTGAGGCGTTACGCAAGATACCTTGCGGCTACCGGGAAAACGGGAACGGAATTTGTTCAGCGAGCGACGACGTTTTTTGGACCGGACCGGAATTTTGAAAACCCCTGGCTGCTCCCGGTAAGCGGCACGAACAACCAGCGTTGTGTGAATCATATTTCTGAACCGGATAACGAAATTCCGCCGGGCTTCAGGGGGTAAGTGTTAATTTCTGGTCATGAGGTAATTTTCAGGAGGGCTTGTGGCAAAAGTTTTTACACAAGAAGAGCGGGAAAAAATTAAAGGACAGGTTCTTGAACTCGTACGCCAGAGTGGGCGCGAGACGTTACGACAACTGGAAGCTAAAACTGGGGCAACAAGATATCTGATGAGCGTTCTGGCCAGAGAGCTGGTTGCCAGTGGCGATGTATACAATTCTGGCTACGGGTTATTCCCGTCTGAACAGGCTCGTAAAGACTGGCAAAATGCCCGCAAAAAATTATCGAGGGCAAAGCTGAAGAAACCGGTTGTGGTTGATCCGGACCTTATCTGGTCGTTACCTGACGGAGAAATACGTCGCTACGACAGTCGCCTAAACATAATCTGTCGCGAGTGCCGGAAGAGTGAAGCTATGCAGCGTGTACTGGCTTTCTATCAGGGTAATTTTCAGGAGGCGGTACTGTGAGTGAAATTAGCTATCAGGCTTCAATTACCGCTGGCATTCGCATCAAAGGAGAGGAGCATGGAAATAAAACCAGAGGATGAGTTAAGCAATATCGTTTTATTTCCGGTAAAAGAGGATGACCCTCGTAATCAGGTTAATTTTCTTTATGAGCCATCGGAAAGACCATATTGTCATCACGCCTCTGTCCGGGTTGACGAAAAAGAGCGTCAGGTCCGCTGTAAAATCTGCGGTGCAGTTGTGGAGCCATTTGACTGGATGCTCTCTGTGGCGAAAAGAGAAACCAGACTGGCAGATGATGTAAGGCTCTTGCGTCAGGAGGAGCGGGAAAGGCGAAAAAATATAGAAAAGCTAATTCAGATTGAGCGTAACGCGAAAGCGCGGATACGCAGGGCGACAAAATCCAGAACTGAATAATTAAATTTAGCTCTGTTAAAAATTTAATCCTTAACCGGAGGGATTTCTGCACCCTCAGAACATCAGGAGGCCGCCCGAAAGGGCGGTAGTTAAATGCGAAAGTTTAAAATAATTATTGAAACGGGAATAGCCGGTGGAGATTTCGAGGATGAATTCGAAGTGGATGATGATGCGACGCCTGATGAAATACATGACGAAGCAAAAGATATTTTCTTTAACTACTGCAATTACTCATATCACGAAATAAAAGACAAAGAGGAAGAACAAAATGGCTGATTTTGGTTCAACTAAATACAACGTCAGTTTTGAAGAATGGCATGAACTGTTAATGGACTATGCAGAGTTACGTGGTGGCAGTGCTGCTGATGCTGAAGCATGGCGTGATGATTATGAAGCAGGAAAAACTCCGGTCGAAGCATATTGTGATGAGTGGGGCGATGAATGAGCGAGGTTAATTATCAGGAAGGGCATGAAACGGCGGGGCAAGCAAAAACAGTGGCATGGCGATATCGCTACGTGAAAAAAAAGGCGTTACGGACTTTCAGGGGAAGTAGTGGTCTGGTGACTGGAAATATGTACCGAAAAAAGAGGATTGTAACGACAGGCCGAACTATGAAATTCAGGCCTTATTCACTGCCTCGCCAGTCCCGGTTACATCAGAAGAACTGGTTAAAGCTGTGCACTTTTATGAACAACTAAAACGCGAAAATCCACCAGCATCCGGAAACCTGATTACAGATTCCCAGATAAGGCAATGAGCTACCTGGCGCAGAACGGGCTGATAAGTATGGGGAATGTTTTACGATGAATATTTAGACTAAAGAGTTTGTAACGCTATGTAAGTGATTTTTTCTGGTTTAGATATTTATATGTCCGGCCAAACTGAGGTGTGTTTAAATGTAATTGCACATTGATTGTAGGAGGAATAATGAAAAACGCATTGCAGTTTTTGTTTGTTGCGTTCTGGTTGTTCGTATCATGTATGCCCATCATCTTCACAGCAAGGTATATGGAAAAAGTTGATGTTTTGATATTAATATTTGGATATATAAATGCCCTTTTTTTAGGGGTGTTCATGGCGGTCATGTGCATTGAATACTGGCGGTAAATACAGCGAACGCCATTGGTTTAGTTGGATATTTACTGTGCCGGACAAAAACGGTTTGCGGGGAAATCTTAGTTAAGTAGAATGACTGCGGGTGCTTGAGGCTATCTGTCTCAGGCATGAACACCAAAAGGCAGATAGAGAAAAGCCCCAGTTAACATTACGCGTCCTGCAAGACGCTTAACATTAATCTGAGGCCATATCTATGCGACACATAGAGATTAGCCTCTTACGGACCGAAAGGTCAAGGAGAAGCAGGCTATGAAGCAGCAAAAGGCGATGTTAATCGCCCTGATCGTCATCTGTTTAACCGTCATAGTGACGGCACTGGTAACGAGGAAA